CAAGAATCATTTCCTTGACTTTGGCGATCTTGTTGTGCAACTCAAACATGGCGGTGAACTGGCTCTCATAGGCATCGATGAACGCGAGAATGTCATTCATGGCGGCTTCCTTTGCCTGTCTGCCCTTCTCGGTCTTCAACTTATTTAGTTCCTTTTCCAACTTAGTCTTAACATAGAGTTTCAGACCATTTGCGCTGAAACTGGTCAGACCACCATTGATGGTGCTGTTGATGTAAGGGAGCATCAGCGGCATGAGGTCTTTACGGGCAAGGAGCGGCTTCAGGAAGGGCTTTACAGTCTTGGCTAGGGTTTCGCACTCGGCAATGCCCCTGAGAGCCATATCGCCTTCTCCACCCTTCATAAGAGCGGGGGTAAGGTCGTAGATGTTTGGATCGGTGAACCAAACATCGGGATGCTGCTTGAGTTTGCTAGCGTTGAAGTTGAAGGTGGTTGCCTTCAGATCAGCAAGAGTCTTGCCTGAGTATTCGGTGTGGAATGTGATTCCAATCTTTGCGGCAGCGATGCGCTTGCCGATCTCGCTCTCGGTAGGAACGGTGTAAAGAATCGTATTGGGTTGGAAGCCGATGTGTGGCTTACCACCAATCGTGAGGTTCTTCTTGCCGTCTGCGGTGAACATCAGGTCTCCCTGTAGCACCGTCTTGATTCCGATCTTTGGAAGATGCTTCAAGCATTCGACCAACTTGTCAGCCAAGTCCTTGATGTCGAATCCCTTGCGAATCTCTTGCTCGGTATGAAAGACCTTTTGGACTTGCTTGCCGAAGACACCCTTGATGGCGACGAAGAACTTCTTGTTCTCGGGATTGATACCACAGATGACAGCAGGCTTGCCGTCCCACTTGGTGGACATTCCCATTGTTGTGCTGCCTGTCTTGAGGCTCTGAACAATGTCCTTCATAAAGGCAATTGCATTGTCCAAACCGCTGCCACCACGAAGAAGCATGAGATCTTCAATGTGATCTAGGTGCTTGTTCTGCTCAGTTTGCTCCATCAGGGGGAGCATTTGCTTAAATGACAGCATAGGGAGTCTCCTGTGCGGTTATTTAGGCATATGTCGAATAGGCGGGGCGGGAGTCGAACCCGCATGAGGGCGATTATAAGTCACCACCTTTTACCACTATCAGGCACCCGCCCGTAGATTAAGACCAACCCTTTATGGCGGGTTTCTCGCGCCCGTACCCGCCCGTGCGCCTGTACGCGCCCCCGCCCCCGTGCGCGTGACCATTGTCTTCATCATCTTGGTCTTCGGCAGCGTTGCCTTGAATCAACTGCTGCTGAGACTCATCCACATCAAACAACTTCATCTTGGCGCGGTCGATGCCGATTACGAACTTGCGATTGGTCGCCACATCGTTGTAGCGATTCTTCAACTGCTTCACCATGACCTGTCCCAACTCGTCCAACTGCTCGGTGGCAATGAGTGCAAACATGAAGTCTGCGGTGGCAGGAAGACCGAATGACTCCGATGTATCCGTGAGTTCGACATCGGTGTTGCCAAAGCCCGAACGGTTAGTCTGCGTTGCGGTAAAGATAGGAACACCGATCTCTACAGCCAAGCCACGAAGTTCCTCGGCAATCGCCTTCACATAGGTGTATGAGTTGACATTCCCGTTTGCCTTGAAACGAGAAGAAGCACAGATGTTGAGGTAGTCGATGAAGATGACATCGGGCTTGAAGTTCTTCTTCAGGCGAAGTTCATCCAACAGGTGGCGGAAGTGATTCACATTTGCAGATGCCGTGGGGTATTCCTTGATCAGGAGTTTGCCCGTGATGCCCATGGTCACCTTGGCAAGACGCTTGGCATAGATCTCCATCGGCAACTTCTTCAGATCGTCAAGCGTGATGTCCATGAGGTTGGCATCGATGCGCTCTGCGATTCGCTCCTCAGCCATCTCGCATGTGATGTACAGCACATTCTTGCTTTGGGTCAGGCAGTTTGCGGCATGGTGGCACATGAACAGGGACTTGCCCACGCCAGTACCCGCTAGAATGACATTGAGAGTCTTGTCGGGCACCCCGCCGTTGGTGATCTTGTTGAAGTAATCAAGGTCAAACGCCGTCTTCTTCTCCACGCGGTGGTAGAAGTCATAGCGTTTCTCTGCGTCTTCGATGAAGTCGTGTCCGATATGCTCATCGAAAGATACGCTGAGAGCCTTGGTCAAGATCTCGGGGATCGCGTTCTTTGAGCGACCCTTCGCCTTCTTCTCGTCTAGCAGTTCAACGGACTCCATGAGAGCGTTGTAAACAGCCTTGTCCTTGCAGAACTTCTCGGTCTGATCGACAAGCCATTGCTCATCAGGCTCCTCGCCCGACTTCTCCAAGCACTCCACCAACTTGACGCACTCATCGAACTCGCCCTGAGACAGACCATCCTGCTGATTGAGGATGATCTTCAGGGCTTCGCGGGTGGGTGCGGTAGCATACTTCTCAATGAAATCAGATACCGTATTGAACAACCGCTTCTCGCAGGGGTCATGAAAGTACTCCTGCTTGAGAAACGGCTGAACACGGCGTGTGAATTCAGGACGGTGAAGAAGGCTGCGAAGAATGATGAGTTCGATGTTGTCCGTCATGGATTCGGACATAGTACCACACTTTCAGCGAAATACAAGCCTCAGATCAACCAATTCATCAATGAAACCTTTGGAGACCAACCCAACAGTTCTTTTGCTTTTTGCCAGTTGCAAAGCGTGTGTCTTGCCTCGCCCGACCGTGGGGGTAGGAATCGAATTGTTCCATCGTCACCCGCGATCACCTTGGCGATCTCAATCACGGAGTGGGAGGTTCCTGTGCCGATATTGATGATGTCGCCGTTGAACTTTTTGATTGAATTCGCAGCAGCGATGTTAGCAGACACAATGTCAGAGACATGGATGTAGTCCCGTGTCTGCATTCCATCTCCGACTACTGTAAGGGGGACACCCTCTGCCTTCTGCCGCTTAAACACAGCCACAACGGGGCAATACTGACCTTTGTTGGATTGTCCTTCTCCGTACACATTGAAGTAACGCAGAGAAACGGTGTCCATGTAATGAACGCCGTTATTGGTAACCAAAGGCTTACTGTAGAGTTTGCACAACTCCTCACACATCAACTTGCTTGTTGAATAGATGTTGAGGCAGTCAGTCTTGCCCATCTCATTCTGACTTCCGTACAAACCGAAAGATGCATCGCCCATCCCATAGATTGCCGATGTGGATGAGAAGACAAAGCGAGAGACCCCCGCCTTCCTCGCACAGTCCAGTAGATTGAATGTGCCCGTTACATTCGATCTGAATGTCTTGGTGGGGTCTGCAATACAGCGGGGAATACTGACCTCTGCTGCCATGTGAAATACAACATCGACTCCTTCGAAGTCCGACACTTCCAAGTCATTGATATCGATGTTTTTGTTGACTGCTAGATCGTTCCACTTGAAAGATTCGTGCCCCTCCGAACTTTCGTTATCCACACAGATGACTGTGTGTCTATCCTTCACTAGCGCATTCACCAAGTGGGAGCCGATGAATCCTGCCCCTCCAGTTACCATGCATTTCATTTTGCCTCTCCTTGAATTTTCATTTCAGAGAACTTGTTTTTGCTCATATAGCAAACAAGAGGTCTTTCGTTTCCGACATGCTTGTTTCTTTCTTGTGCGATCAATTGTGGATTTGACAAACCATGGCAGATCAAGCAAGGGTCTTGTTTGTTTCCATGGTTTAGAATCTCTTTCTTGGTGTACACATAAGTGTCGTATTTAATTGTGAGTAGGCTCAAGATACTTTGATCGTGTCTGTGGTCTCTGAATTCAGGAAAATTGGGCAGAGATTGTGTGTTTGGAAGATCTGTAACGATTCTAGGATCGCATGCATACTTCAACCACTCCTCTACAAATGCGATGCTAAATGGTGTCTTTTTACAAACGAACGGACTAGATATCCTTTGCGGTATGTTTCGAACAACCTCACTATCCATACCCATCAATACAAAACAATCTCGTTTAGTCCACATTCCACCAGTTGAGTATGTACCAAAGGTCATGATTCCTTTGTCGCCCATCTGACTTTCTTCGGGGAGTATCCAATTCCACGGGTTATCACAGAAGTGCATTCCCGAATCTGTGTACATCAACCAATCACCCTCTTTCATCTCATGAAGATGACGGAGGATTAGATACGGTTTCCAAATCCAGTACCCTGCTCCTCTTGGTTGTGAGAGAATGTAGGAATTCTGTTGCTTGAAATTTGGATCAAGATCATCGATGCCGTATGGAATAGACACATCAAATCCACCACGGGAAATGGCTGTTTCGCAGCATAGGCGTTGAGCCTCTAGGAATGCACCATTTGCATAATTGATATGAATCTTCATCAGTTCGGATTCCTTGTGTGGTAGATGCAATGGTCTTCGGGATTGCTGTATTGCGTGATGTCTTTCTTTGTCCAAAGATATGTGTCGTGCTTGATCCCAAGCAAACTCATGATGCTTTGGTCATGCCTGTGATCATTGAATTCGGGATAGTTCGGCAACCCCTGTGTGTTAGGCAAGTCTGAGATGATCCTCGGATCCTGCGCGTATTTCAACCACTCCTCCACAAACGCTAATGAGAATGGGGTCTTGCGGCAGACAAAGACACTAGCCATTCGATGTTCGGCATCCGTGTATTTCGGCTCATCCAATCCCATGAGAACGAAAGCATCTCTCTTGCAATACTGCTTGTTTGTCCATCCCGAGCAGAAGGTAATGATCCCCTTCTCTCCTATTTCATCAAGAACCGACTCCACCCACAGCCATGGGTTTCGAACGAAGTACATTCCCGAATCGGTGTACATGAGCCAATCGTTTGGGCCCATAGATTGCATAGTCTTGTGTATCAAGTATGGCTTCCATACCCAGTATCCCGCACCTCTTGGTTGGGAAAGCGTGTAGGCATTTCGACTGACGAAGTCTGCATCCAAGTCTTTCAGTCCGTATGGGATGGAGGTGTCACACCCGCCGATCTCCAAGGCGGTCTTGCAGCAATGTTCTTGAGACTTTAGGTATTTCCCATGGGCATAGTTGATGTGAATTTTCATACTGTAGTTCCTTTGTCGGAAAGAATTTGGAATGTATCGAAAAGCCCTTTGGAGAAGCCGATTAAGGGAACATCCATTTCAAGTGGCTTCCCACTATAGAAAGACATCCCTGCTTGCTCTATGTTTATTCCCACCCTATGGTGTCCCAGTTCGTTGATCTGTGACGCGATCTCAGAAAGGGTGTGCTTGTCTCTGTAAGAGCAATTCACTTCCTTGGGTGGGTCTTTCTCCGTCAAGTACTTATCTACCACAGAGACCAAGTCCTTCATGTAGAAGAAGTCCATGATCCTGTCTGTATGAATCTGCATTGGTTCTTTGTTGAGGTAGCGGAGTATGCTTGCTTTGATGAATCGCGTTGACAATTCGTTCTCATCAAACACACCAAAGATTCTGATGTTATGCCAATCGGGAGTCTCCCTGATTGAGTTTGCTATTACTCTTTTGCTTAGACCATAGGGAGTCTCGGGAGCAAAGATTTCCGCACCTGAGCCAAATCCGATGAAGCGAGAGAAACGCTCCCTGTTTGCCATCAAGTTGTAATGCATCAACAGATTCTGCTCCAACATCGAACTGGTCTCTGATCGAAGTCTGCTGCCACCAACGATAGCAGTATGAACAACAGCATCGAACGATCTTCCCTGAAACCATTCCTGCATTGCATTTCCATCAGTCATGTCGAAATCATTTCTAGTGACTGAGATTATGTTGTACTTGGATTTGAGTGCGGAATGGAGACTCTTTGCAAGGTAACCATTTCCCCCCGTCAGAAGGACATTCACTTTACCCACCTGATGTCCTTGAGTTCCCCTGGGATGAACTTCCCATCGCCACCCAACTTTGCCATTACCTTTGGTTCATGTGTTTCGTTTGGGTCGGTAAACACCTCGCACACGCAAGGCCCCTCCTGCGACAGAAATTGGTTCAGGGTTGGCTGAATGTCCTTGTTGGTTTTGATCGCACAGTATGGAAGTCCGTATGCCTTGATGACATCCTTGAAGTTTGGAAAGGAAACCCCGCTTGTCTTTTCCGAGGCAACATATCGACCATTGAAGAATGTATTCTGCGTGATCTTGATCGACAGGTACCCGTCATTGTTGAGAAGAATCAACTTGATGGGAAGACCGTAGTGCTTCATGGTCTGCAACTCATGGATGTTCAAATGAAGACTTCCGTCCCCCTCCAAACAAATGATCTTGTGATGTACCGATGCACCCAATGCGGCAGGAAGTCCATATCCCATAGGGGCACAGCCCGTATTCGTGAAGAGCCGCTGCTTGCCCTTCAAATCCATGACTTGCATTGTTACGACATTAGCAGAGCCGTCACTTGTCACAATATGGTGATCATTCGGTAGAACCTTTGACAACTCTTCGATGAATGCATAATGGCTTACATACTCAACGCCGTCCCTGTGCCGATCCAAAACCTTTGGGGACTTGTTGAGCAGATCACACTCACCCAACCAACTCTCGGGAGACATTGGAAGATCGTACTTCATGATCTCTTTGATGAATTCCCCTGCATCCGATTGAATGGCGACATCGGGGAACAAAGTGGGCTTTGCAAGTTCTCCCGCATCGATGTCCACATATGCCCGATATGCCTGTTGGGCAAACCCCTTGAAGTTGTATCCCGTCTGTCTCACATACAAGCGACTGCCAATCGTCAGCAGGAAGTCACACTCGCTCAACAGTTTGTTGGCACAAATCTGTGCATGGGTTCCAAATCTTCCGTAGTAGTAACGGTAGTCGGAGTTGACAACATCATTTCCATTGACGGCGGTGATCGTTGGAATGTTGGTCTTGGACAACATCTCATGCAGTTCATCTACTGCACCGCTAAGACGAACACCGTTTCCAACGATGAGAAGAGGTTTCTTGGCTTTTGTCCATCGATCAACTAACGCGCTGACCTTAGTCGGATCGGGAAGAATGGTTTCAATCTCCTCCTCGTATCCCCTGATTGCGGTTGGGTCTATCTCAGCCGATTGGGTATTGAGGGGAATGTCAAGCCAAACTGGGCCTGGTCTTCCCGTGGTTGCCAATTTACATGCCTTCTCAAGATGGTATCTGATCTCATTTGGATCATTCACCTGAACAGCATACTTCGTCATGTTCTCGACACTCTTGACCAAGTTGAACTCTTGATCGCCCAACTGACGAATACCCAATCCCGTATAGTCGGTAGTCATTTCCCTATTTACTTGACCACAGAGGACAATAACAGGGATAGAGTCCAACCAACTGCATAGGGTTCCTGTAATGGCATTAGTGCCCCCTGGACCGCTTGTGACCAAACAGGCACCCAATCGCCCATTCATCCGTGAGTAGCCCTCAGCAGCAATTGCAGCGGCTTGCTCATGGTGCGTGGCGATGTACTGCACACCATCTGTCTTTCCCAAAGAGTCAACCAAGAAAATGCAACCGCCCCCTGATACGGTGAAGATTGTGTCTACTTGATAGTTGTCTCTCAGGAACTGAATGATGTAGTCAGATACTCGCATGAATTTCCTCTAGGATTTGAGGAAGTATAGTCTTGTCTTTGATGTCTGTCAAGAAAGGAGTTTCGTTAATCAGAACCATGGTGAGATTTCCGTTGCTCTTCTTGTCCGACTTGATGATTTCCAAGAGTGTGTCGCAGTCGAACCATTCTCGTTTCAACTGGATTGAACTGAGTCTGATCAGTTCTCTTCCCATGTCCATAGTCAGATCGTAATTCGGCACCGAGAACCCCAATCTCTTGGAGACGGTGACTGCAATCATGGAACCCAAGATTACAGCAATTCCATGGGGTATCTCATGCTGTGAAATGGTTTCAAAAGCATGACCAAAGGTATGACCGAAGTTGAGAAACCGTCTTTCCCCCTTGTCAAATTCATCCCGCGAGATGATGTCTGCCTTGTAGCAAAGCCCATCGAATACCATTTCCTTAACAGACCCATCAGGATCAAACTGCGACATCTTTCCCTGAAGGATATGAAACTTGTAGACTTCGCCCAATCCGCTGATGTAATCCTGACGAGTGAGGGTCTTTGTGAAGTTCGTATCGATCAGTATCTTTGATGGTGGAAAGAAAGTGCCCAGTATGTTCTTTCTGCTCCCATAGTTGATCGATGTCTTTCCACCAATACAACTATCTGCTTGAGCCAACAATGTGGTTGGAACCAAGATGTACTCAATTCCACGGCAGTAGATGGAGGCGCAGTAGCCAATCAAATCTTGAAGAATCCCGCCACCTATTACAACCAGTTTGGTCTTAGTGTTTGCTTTCCTATCGACAAGTTGATTTAGAATGACATGAGTTCCACCGATAGTCTTTGTATCCTCATTGCAAAACACACGAACAAAATCGCTTCTGTTCATTTGTGGATAAAGAGATGCAACATTCGAATCTATGAATGTGATGGTGTTTGGTTTTCTTGTTTCCTCTAGGATCTCGTCCGTGGAGTTCACAAACTTCACTTCGTAGTCATTTACCCTGGAGCCGATCTTCAGGCTGTGCATGTGTAGCCCCCATCAATATAGATGTTTTGTCCTGCAATGAACCTGTTTTGTTCAGTACAAAGGAAATAAACCAAGTCGGAAACTTCTGACGGAGTCCCCAATCTTCCTACAGGAACACCCTGCATGATTCCTTCCAGTTCTTCCTTGGTGTTATTCTGATATGTCAGATCCGTTCCAATGAATCCAGGGGAAACTGTATTCGCAAGGATGTTCTTGCTTGCATACTCCACTACAAGAGATTTCGTAAGAGAGTGTAGGGCACACTTGCTTGCGGCGTATGCGGATCGCTTGGGCTTTGCCAAGTCAATCCAAACGCTCCCTATGTTGACGATCCGACCAAAGCCGCTCTCCAACATATGAGGTAGACATTGCTGAACTATCTCAAGAGGAGAGAGATAGTTGACACGCATGACCTCTTCATCGGTGACACTTGGAATATCTCTTAGCGGATTGATCCCCGCATTGTTGATCACGACATCGAACTTGGGATTTATGAGGACTACCTTACTGGATAGGTTCAATTCCTCCCGCGTGGGCGCGTATACGCGATGCCCCTCGCGGACAAACCGTTCAGCGATAGCCTTTCCGATACCACGGGATCCCCCTGTGACTAGGACATTCATGTGTATGACCGCCAATCACTTGAAGGAGATGGATTGATTGATTCTGTCCTGAATCATCTCAATTCGCTTGATGTCTTGGTTTGCAAGAGCGGTGTAGTATTCGTGCTTTGTCTTCAGCCACTCGTATTCAAACATCTGTCCCTTGGACAGGGCGCGAGACAGGTTCTTCAGCGCGATGGACGGATCGTAGATTGCGTATCTAGTCTCAAACTTATCCAATAGACCCTCGGAGTGCAGCCTCTTGAGGAAGTCATAGGATTCAACAGACACCGCACCACCCAAGCACAACTTCAGACCCTTTTCCTTAGCCCTGACAAAGACTCGCTTGGTCAATTCGTAGACCTCGTTACTATTGACAAACTTACGATCCTTGCCCATGGAGGAAACCAAATCCACACGCCCAACCGTAACTCCGTAAAGATCGGTTGCAGCCTTGGACTCCAACATCTTCTCTGAGTTGTTGACAGCGGTGATCGTTTCGATATTGATATTGAGTTGAATTGAAGACAGCGAATCTTCGGGGATGTGGGTCTTCGCGGCTTGAATGAACTTCGAAAGCCCGAACTCAGATTCGACCATGGGGGCAACCAACCCTTTGACTCCGATGATTGAAGAGTCCTTCAGATCGCGGATTGCCTCAGGGCCTCCAATCTTCAGGGTGAGTTTCGTCTTTGCCTGATTGCAAATTTCCTTGAGTCTTACCGTCTCGTTAAAGAGGGCACCCTCATCTTCAAATGATGTCTTAACACCCACAAGACCTTCGTTCTCAATCAGATCCGTGAGGGTTTTTACGCAGTTGAATTCTCTAGTGTTCATAATAAATCCTTTCAACTCACCAAATGAAGGTGTTCTTATAGTGTCGAATGATTCCACTCAACGCCTTGTCAAAATCTGCTTTTGGCTCCCAACCCAACTTTCTGATCTTCGAATCGTCAAGTGAGTAGCGGAGATCCTGCCCGACTCTAGAGCAGGACACATCTATGTAGTCATTGATGTTGAAGTCCTTCGTTCCCAACAGTTCAACAAGTATCTTTCGAACCGTCTCCAAGTTGGTCTGTTCAAATCCGCCTGAGATGTTGTAAATCTCGTTCTTGACTCCACTTTCAATGATCTTTACGACAGCCTCGGCTGTGTCTGCTGCATGTAGCCATGTGCGTACAGGCGTACCGTTGTTGTGGAGAGGAACCTTTCTTCTCAAGTGAAGATACTTGCATGTCTTGGGAATCAACTTTTCAACATACTGTCCGATTCCGTAGTTGTTTGTTGGGCGAACGATGATGTAAGGGATGTTGTATGTCCTACCCCATGCCATGATGAGCATATCAGCAGCCGCTTTCGTGGCTGAGTATGGATTTGACGGCTTGAGTAGATCTCCTTCGTGATGGGCACCATCAACAATATCACCATACACCTCGTCTGTGCTGAAGTGAAACAAGATCGGGATCTTACCACTCTCCTGCCTGTAGTTTCGCATGAGGTTAAGCATAGTGTGTACCCCGTCAATGTTGGATTTGACAAAATCATCGCTGTTGGCGATGGAGTTCCCTACATGCGTCTCTGCTGCCGTATTGATGATGTAGTCGCAGTCATAGAGGAACTTCAAGTCGTTGATGTCACAATGAACAAATGAGAAGTTCTTGTGCTTACTGAACTCCTCTAGCAAGTTTTCGTTGGCTGCATATGTGATTTTATCAACTCCCTTGACATACCACCCCCGCTCCAAGCAAAGGCGTGTCACATAGGAACCGATGAATCCCAAGCAACCTGTCACATATACGATCTTCATGATTAAACTCCATTGATGACTGCGAGACGAACTCTCTTCTTTGTGAAGAAGTCATCGACGGTCTTCTCTATGTAGTCCATCTGTGGCTCGGTGATCACGGGGCTAGTACCCAAGAAGAAAGTATCTGTTGTAACTTTACGCGCATTCGGGAAGTCAGAGATCACCCGCGCAGAATCCATCATGCCCGTGTATGCAGGCTGCAACATGATGTTCCCTGCAAAATATGGGCGGGTCTGAATCTTGTTTTCCTCCAAGTAGTCAACGATGTCCTTGCGCTTGAAGCCACATCCATCCTTGATTGTCAAGGGAAAAGCAAACCAAGCAGGATCAGAGCCTTCCGTTGCGCGGGGAATGATAAAGCAGTCTTCATACTTGCCGAAGATCGACTTCAGCCTGTCGTAGTTCCTCTTTCTCAGTTCGATGATCTGTGGAAGACGCTTGAGTTGCACCAATCCCATCGCTGCCTGTTGATCAGTTGGCTTGAGGTTGTAACCAATCTCGTCGTAGACATACTTGTGATCAAAAATCTCGTCAGGTAGAGAAGGTAACCAGTTAGAGAACCGCTTCTTGCAGGATCCATTCTTAAGGAAGTTTGCCTTCTGACCAACGCAGTAGCAACCCCTGCCCCATTCTCTAAAACTACGAATCACGATCTCCTGCTCATGGGTATTGCAGGACACGAAACCGCCCTCGCCCATCGTGATGTGGTGTGCGGGATAGAAGGAGCAACTGGCAAACTCGCCAAAAGATCCAAGTGGTTTTCCCTCAAAAGTCGAGCCTAGTGCATCACAGCAGTCCTCTAGAAGGATCAGCCCATACTGCCTTACGATGTCCATAAGACGGTTCATGTTGGGCGGATTGCCTAAGACATGTGCAAAGGTGATGATCTTGCAACCTTCCTTTGCCTGTTCTTCGACCTGATCAAGATTCAGGTTCAGGGTGTCAAGATCGATATCAACGAAGACGGGTTCAAAGCCAACCTGAAAAATTGGATTGATCGTTGTTGGGAATCCCGCAATCGGAGTTATGACCTTTGTGCCCTTGGGGAATCCATAGAGCCTTCTTGATGTCATCGCAGACATCATGATTAGGTTCGAACTGCTTCCGCTGTTCGTCAGAATGCCATAGTCCTTGCCCATCAGTTTGGGAAAGAGACCTTCGAAGCGAATGCCATTCTGACCAAGAACCAACCATCCCTCTAGCAGGGTCTTTACTGATTCGGTGTATTCGTCCGTGCCAAAGTATGGGCCCGCGTATTGCACCCAATCCCGCCCCGCAACCCACTCCTTCTTGGTTTGCTTTGCTGAGATATAGTCTTGAACAGCAGAGAGAATGTTTTGCAGTTGTTCGTCCATAGTCCTCTTAGTGTATCCCCATTCCCCAATCATTCAAGTTGGGAATGTTGAACTTGGCTACATTTTCTTTGATGAACTGGTACTTGTAGTTGAACGCCAAATCCTGTGTTTGATAGATGTCTGTGCGAACGCGAAGGGGAAACGGAAACTGCTCCGATTGCCAATTGAAGTTGTTTACTGATCTATCATACTCAGAGGGTTTCAAGGTATCGATACCAAACTTTGCTCGGTTGACATAATCAATGATCTTCCAGTAGTACTGCTTGAGTGCAACAGCCTTCTTATCAATCCATGCAATATGAGCAATGAAAAGATGGGGCATGTTAACCCACAGTTGATTTTTTGGAACTGGAAGATGCTCGGCATGCATCTGTAGATTTCGAAAAGTTGCTCTACTGCTGTAAGAGCCGATCCGATCCATCCAGTTGATTCGCCAAGGCTCATCAACTCTAATGCTCTTCTCGTCCAAGTACTGAATCCACAGAGAATGAAACAAGGTGTCCTTGTTCTCATCCATCAATCGTTCCAGTTGATCTTTTGTTAGACTGCCATCAATGTACTCATCTGTGTCCAAACAAACGATCTTTCCAGAGTGCTTTAGGGCTTCATCGTAAAGATTTTGTCGCATCTTAGATTCGATTACGAGCGAACCCTCCTCTCTGTTGCTTTTGATAACAGAAAGGATGTTGTACTTTGATGCGTTCTCAGTTAGAAACTCATAGGTTCCATCTGTTGAACCATCGTCCATGAAAACAAAACCGTCTGCATATCGTTGCCAAATTGGCAACATCTCTTTGATCAGGAACAGTTCATTTCTAGTGAGTGTGATTTGAACAATCATGAATCAGGATACTTTCTTCATGACAACGAATCCGCTATAGAAGTGGATCCATTCGATCTCTCCGACTTTGCCGTCAATGTTTGTGATGATCTTCTTGAAGAAAGAGTCCATGTCCTCTCTCTTGTTGTTGAAGTCAACCCCCTGATTGTACTGCATCCCAGGCCATTGTCCCCTGACAATGTGATCTTTTAGATCTTCTCCGTAGTAAGTGCATCCTGTATCTTCAATGATGTACAGACCACCGCGCTTGAGGTATGGGAAGAGAAGATGAAATGACTTTAGAGTCAGTTCATTGACATGAGATCCATCGTCCAAGATGACATCGAATTGACCACCCGCGTCATCGCATACCGCCTTGATTGTGTTTGGATCTGATTGGCTTCCGATATGAATTCGGATTCTATCTGCGCGGGAGTTCATGCACCTTGGATCGATATCGATTCCATAGATAGTCGAATTTGAAAAGTACTCCTTCCACATTCGATGGGAGCATCCATCACGAACTCCAATCTCAAGGATGTTCATGGGCAACTCGCGGATACCACCCAAATATCGATGGTATGTGTCTAGGTAAGAAGATCCCGCAAATCCATGATGCTGATCATGCTTGTCGGTCATGTACTTCGCGCCAATTTGATGTAGTAGTGTATTCTTGTTGCTCATCGTGTCACCTGGTGGTTATGGGTTTCCTCAAAAGTCTTGCTGCACTTGTAGTTGTAAATCACTCCGTCGATCCACTCCTCTTTCTTGAGGAAGTGGCGAATGCCCATGCTAAAAGAACGATCCTCTCCGCTGTTCCACGGGGGAAATCCTACCTGTACAGCAATCGCCCTACGGACGGCGTTCAGGTGGTTTGGTGGTCGATAGTAGACCTTGCCCTCATGATCATCGATCCATTGGGTGTACCGCAAGGAGTGAATGAAGGGGCGGCTGTAGCCGTCTGAGAAGACGATCTCGCCTGTGAGCGATGAGCAGTCGGGGTTCTTAGTCAATGCGTTCAGAACCTTTTCGATGTAGTCTAGGCTGACCATGTCATCGTCATCAACAAAGGAAACATACTCGCCCGTGGATTGGGTGAGCAGCATGTTGCGCTTCTGCCCGATGCTCATCTGCCTGTTGTCTGACAGGGACAGCACCTCCACATTACGCTTGCCAATCTGATTCGCCAGTTCGGCTTTCAGTTGCTCAAGTTTGGGCTTCCGTTCCTCAAGGCTAGGAATGAGGATGGAGAGTTTATGCATTGGTCGCCAAGACATTCTTGATCTCCTCGGGGTTCAGGTCAAAGTTCTTTGCAAGACGCTCCTGATAGAGCGGCTGATCGTGGGCATACATCTCAGGAGACTCGTTACGGGCATGCAGGGCATCGGGTGTCGTAGCCCCGACCCATTGATGCTGAATGATGACATGGTCGATGAACACAACCTTGCCAAGCATCTTTGCAACATCCGTGAACTCGTTGTCACAGAACACAGACTTATAGCCTGGGTAGTACAGGTAACCAAAGCGTTCGAAATACTTGCGACCCAAGATCGAAAGGGTAATCAACTTGTTGCCTCCTGAGAAGCCATCGTTGAACCAAAGAACCCCATCCGTATCGGGGAAGAACTTCGCCATAGCCCGTGCAATCACATCGTCGTAGCCGCCATGAACGGGGATCATGTCATCGGACGCAAGCAGAATGACATCGGGATTCAGGCGACGAACGACATCCAAGTCAGCATTAACGGCTGAGATCTTGCCCGTAGACTTGCCACAGACAGGATGAATTCGACCTTCCAGTTGTGAGTTTAGGCGATTGAACAGAGACCACATGTTGTCATTGTTCATGCTCGGATCGTCATAATCAAATGACACAACGAAATGTACCTCATGCATCCCCGAAAGGAAGTTGATGTACTTGTCTAATACGGACACAAACTTCTGCGGTCGCCCCCGCGTGGGGAACTTAATCACCATTCTCATTCTCGTCTCCTTCTCCATCATCGATGAACTCAACTACGGCATTGCCCGAATAGTCGGCGGCGTACTGCTTTGCACGGCTGTACAGAGACTCATCGACCTCGCGGACATACTTGATGAAGTTGAGGGCGAAGTTCTGAATCGCCTCGTCAACCAACTGCTGCTCTTCTTCGGTCATCTCCTCGGTATCGTCTTCCTCAGACTGATGCTCGTCGCCGTAGTCACGGTCATCATGACCGACATCAATACCGCACTCTTCACCAAGTTCTTCTAGTGAGCAGCGAAAGACCATTGCAGGAGTTGTCTCTCCGAAGTACGCACCTAGGGTGTTCACCTCAAGCCATTCAACAGCCTCGTCTTCTTCCATGCCGTCACGATCCATGAGGATCTGCATGCAACGACCATAGTCATAGACTGCAATCGGCACGGTCTGCCCGTGGCGACGAAGCACACCCATGAACGCTCTGTCAAAGCCGTCG